GAACCAGACAAAAAATCATCAACTCAAGACCACAATTGTGATAGTGATAAATGTAAAACTCGCGTAATAAAGAGATAACTATGACAAAACCAATTGATGATGAAAAATTAAAAGCTATCGCACAAAAAGTGATTAATAATGCTGGCTTAGCCAACGATGAAAAATTTGGTAGTGTGATGGCAATATTAATGATGATTAGTATTATTCTAACAGTTATAAGAGTTCTTCAAGAATGTAATAAAAATAAAGCGAACAAGCTACCCACTGCTCAAGAAAAATATTCATTGTATGGTGAGGATATAAGAACCTTTAGTAAACAAAGGGGCTGGTTTACCAAGATGAGAATTAAAAAGATTATTCGCAGAGAATTATCTAAAGAGGATTATGAAACTTATTCAATCGCTCTATTGGGAGCATTATTAAATATAGGAGAAACTGTCACGGATGATGAAGTTGTAACTTTAGTGGAGGCCGCAAATGTTTAATTTAGTCATATGGGCAGTATACGGATTATTCGTGGGTAGTATTGCAAAAAGTATAGTTCCCGGCGAAGAAAATTTCGGATTTTGGAAAACAGTAGCATTGGGGGTTGCCGGTTCATACTCAGGTGGTATAATAACTTATCTGCTAGGCATGACGCCACTTCAACCAGCAGGAGTTGTGATGGGAGTTGTAGGAGCAGTTACATCACTAGTTTTATATAAAAAGTTATTAGAAAAATAGGATTATGCGGCCTAGTTGGATAGATTATTTTTTAGGACTTGCGAGAATAGTTTCGCAACGTAGCCATGATATACAAACTCAACATGGGTGTGTGATAACGGATAGAAATCACAGGATCTTAGGTGTTGGTTATAATGGTTTTCCACGAGGATTACTGGACGATAATCTGCCTAATACTAGACCAGATAAATATCCTTGGATGATACACGCAGAGCGTAATGCTCTATCTAATTGTGTGGTTCGCCCTGATAATGGAATAGCATACGTCACTGGTCAATGCTGTAATGATTGTATTATGGCTTTATGGCAAGAGGGCGTAACTAAAGTTGTTATGGACGAAAAGCATGGTACACATTTGTTTGATGAAGAAGCTAAAAAAAGATTTGACACTTTTATTAACATGAGTGGTATGGAAGTGCATTGTGTTAAAGCAAATCTTTCTTGGCTCAAAGACATCTGTGGTGTATTATGAGTATACTAGCATTTTATATTAGTTGTTTTATTTATTTTTATCATTTATGGTTTGGTAACACAGTGATGATAAACTACTCTTTTCAAGCCGCTGTGTTGCTGGGAATATTAACTATCTTAAATAGGAGATAAGATGTCCGCTCTTCAAGAACTGCAAAATTATACATTCGTTAGTAAATATGCTCGTTGGTTAGAAGACAAAAATCGCAGGGAAACTTGGAAAGAAGCGGTTGAGCGTGTTAAAAATATGATGCATACTAAATATGCCGATTGTGGAATCTCAGAAGAGATTAATTGGGCATATGATATGATGTATAAAAAGAAGGTTCTTGGTAGTCAAAGAGCGTTGCAATTTGGTGGTGATCCAATTCTAAAGCGTCATGCTAAAATTTATAATTGCACAGCCAGTTATTGTGATCGTTTAAGATTCTTTCAAGAATGTTTCTGGCTATTACTTTGTGGTAGTGGTACAGGTTTTAGTGTGCAAAAGCACCATGTTTCCAAACTACCTACACTAGAACATAAGCACGAAGAAGGTAAAGGCAGAGTTTATGTTGTAGATGATAGTATTGAGGGTTGGGCAAATAGTTTAGGAGTCTTACTCAGTTCTTATTTTAGTAAGCCAGTTGAAGAATTCAAAGATTGGAAAAATACTCACGTTATATTTGATTTCTCGCAAATTCGTGCCAAAGGTTCATCATTAGCCAGTGGTGTTGGTAAGGCTCCAGGCTATGAACCTCTTGCTAATGGACTAGAAAAAATACGAGCATTATTAGATCGTTGTATTAAAAATGGACAAAAGAAATTAAGACCTATTGATGCTTATGATATTGTGATGCACAGTAGTGATGCTGTATTAAGTGGTGGAGTTAGACGCAGTGCTTCGTTGGCACTATTTAGTCCAAATGATGAAGAAATGGCCAAAGCCAAAACTGGCAATTGGTATGTTGATAATCCACAAAGAGCCAGAAGTAATAATTCAGCACTATTACTCAAAGAGGAAACCACCTTTGAACAATTTGAAACATTAATGCAGTCAGTTAAAGAATTCGGAGAGCCAGGATTTATCTGGAGTGAATCTACAGAAATGATTTTTAATCCATGTGTTGTGGCTGATTCTACAGTGGTTACTGATCGTGGGATCAAAATGGTCTCTGACCTTATCGATAAACCATTTAATGCGATTGTTGATGGAGTATCATATCCTAGCTATAAAGGTTTTTGGAAAACCGGAACAAAACAAGTAATCGAGCTACAATTTAAGTCTGGTAGGTCATTAAAAGTAACTCCTAATCACAAAATAATGACAACAACAGGCTGGAAAGAAGCTGGAGACATTAATTTTGGCGAAAATGTAGTTATTAATAATCATAGAGGAGTTACTAATGGAATAGCAAAATTTAGTCAATCTGATAACGATTGGAAAAAAGGGTATTTGCTGGGTTTGTTTTTAGGAGATGGAAACAATAGTAAAAATTCAGCCCAATTAAAATGGTGGGGAGAATCCAAAGAGCAATACAGACGAGAAGCGTATCAGATGCTATCGGATGTTGATTTTATCAATAACCACAATAAACAGGAACAAAATTCTATCGCTGTTTATAGTTCTATAGAGTCAAGAAAACTTATGGAATTTGCTATTGACCATGATTGCATGGTTGGAACATCAAAAAGATTAAGCAAAAAATCTATTTGTGGTTCATGGAATCATGTTTCTGGTTTGATCGCTGGTTATTTTGATGCTGATGGAACAGTTTTGGTAAACAATATCAAAGGATCCTCGTTGAGAATATCTTCTGTACAATTAGAGAACTTGGAGAATCTACAAATAGCTCTCAATGCTTTAGGGATTTATTCCAAAATCTACAAGAATCGCAGACAAGAAGGCGACAGAACTATGCCAGATGGTAATGGGGGTACTAAAAACTATTTCTGTCAAGCATCACATGAACTAGTTATTAGTAGTGATAATATAGTTAGATTTTCAAAATACATTCCCATTAAAAATATTGATAAAGCCAATAAGATTCAAATCATAGTTAATAATTATCAAAGAATGCCAAATAGAACCAATTTTACCGACACACTTATAAACAAAACTATAATTGGCGAACTAGATGTATACGACTGCACAGTAGAAGATATTCACGCATTCGATAATGATAGTGTTTATGTGCATAACTGTGTGGAAATTGGTATGTGGCCTATTGATGAGCAGTCTGGTAAGTCTGGATGGCAAGGATGTAATCTTTCTACCATAAATTGTTCTAGTGTAGAAAACGAAGACGACTTTTATGAAAGATGCAAAGCAGCAGCAATTATAGGGACCCTACAAGCTGGTTTTACTAAGATGGAGTATCTTGGACAAACTAGTGAAAAAATATTTGAAAGGGAAGCCTTGCTTGGAGTTTCATTAACCGGAACTATGGAAAAGCACGATCTAGTATTGTCAGAAAAAACATTAACTAAGGGAGCAAAGATCGCTGTTGAAACTAATAAGCAAATTGCTAAAAAGATCAATATCAATCAAGCCGCCAGAGTAACCTGCCTAAAGCCAGAAGGAACTAGCAGTAGTATGCTTGGAACCAGTTCTGGTATTCATCCACATCATGCCAAACGCTATATACGCCATGTACAGGCAAATGTTTTAGAAGCACCATACCAACACTTTAAGAAATTAAACCCACAAGCCTGTGAGAAGTCTTACTGGTCAGCAAACAATACTGATGAGGTTGTAAAGTTTCCAATTGAAGTTCCAGACGGAGCCAAATTAAAGAACCAACTTCCAGCAGTCGATATGCTTAAAGTGGTCAAAGAAACTCAAAAGAATTGGGTTCATTCTGGTAAAAATCGATCATTATGCACTCAAGATTATTTAAGTCACAATGTTAGTAACACCGTGACTGTTAAACCAGATGAATGGGATGATGTTACAAAGTTTATTTATGACAATCGTAAATATTTTGCTGGGATTAGTCTTATTCCTCAAAGTGGAGATAAAGATTATACTCAAGCACCATTCACCACTGTTTATACAAGCAGAGAAATTGTGAAAGAATATGGTGACGCCGCATTGTGGTGTTCTGGTTTGATCGAATTGGGCTTAAATGCTTTTAATAATAATTTATGGGCCGCTTGTGATTATGCTACTATGAATCAAGCCAAAGAGACGGATACTCAAGATAAACTATTATTTATGACCAAGATGAAAAATTTTGCTGGTAAATATTTTAATAGTGATCTAAGAAGACTCACATATTGTATGAAGGATGTGTATAACTGGAAGATTTATTGCGATCTATTTAATAGTTTCAAGAAGGTTGATTATACGCAACTATCAGAGACTGAGGATAATACAGTAGGAATTGAAGAAATTAGTTGCGCCGGTGGTGCTTGTCTAATTTAACCTCTCCTATTGTAAAGGGTAACCATTGAGAAAAAATAATAAAAATAAACAAAAAAAACCTAAAGTGATTGATGCTACTAATGATATTAAGATTGAAACACAATATAGAAATAGATTAAAGCCAAGAACCGAAAATCAAAAAGAATATATTAGAACTATAGCAGAAAATACTATTACTTTTTGTCAAGGATTGGCTGGTAGTGGTAAAACCCATATTGCTATTGGTATGGCTTTGGAATATTTATTAGAAAATAAAGTTAATAGAATTATTATTACAAGACCAGTATTAGAGGCTGGTGAAAAGATTGGTTATTTACCCGGTACAGCAGAAGAGAAGTTGCACCCATACTTGTTACCTATTATTGATGAAATCAATTACTTTATCTCTCATGCTCAATATGCTAGTTTAAAATTAAATAATAAGATAGAGGTTGTACCATTAGGTTTGATGAGAGGTCGTAATTTTCACAATTGTTTCATTGTTGCTGATGAATGTCAAAATGCTTCATATGAACAATTAAAAATGTTATTGACAAGAGTAGGCACACAGAGTAAATTAGTATTGACCGGTGATATCGGTCAGTCCGATCTAAGCAGACATTTGCAGGGTGGGTTTATTGAACTTATTAATGCTTTAGATGGATTAGAGCATATTGGTAATTCTAAATTAGAAGCTGCTGATATTGTTAGAAATCCAATTATAGCAAAGATATTAGCACGATTAGACAATTACGAAAATGAATCACAAACATAGTAAATGCTTAGTATTAAATGCTGATTATAGTCCATTAGCTGTGATTAATTGGAAAAGAGCTTTGGTATGGTCAATTAAACATGACTATAACCATAGTATCGGTGTTGAAATTATTGACTTCTATAAAGATGATTTTATCATAGGAGTTAATAAGAAATACCCCATACCAGCAGTAGCTAAAAGTGCTAAGTATTTTAAACAAAATAGACAATCTGTGAATTTTTGTCGTAAAAATATCTTTCTAAGAGATAATCACACATGCCAATATTGTGGAATTAAAAAGGATATTAATTATCTAACATATGATCATGTTATCCCAAAGTCTCAATGGAAGAGTAATCTATCACCCACATCATGGACTAATATTGTTACAGCATGTGTTGATTGTAATAGAAAAAAGGGAAATAGAACTCCCAAAATGGCTAATATGCCTTTGCAAAATATTCCAGCCATGCCACAGAAAAGTACCAAATACTTGCCAATCACCAATTACCTATGTAGAATAAAACATGAGATTCCTAGCGAATGGTTGTCTTATTTACCAGATAGTTATTTAATATAATGCCCACATACTCATATATTTGTCAAAATTGTAATTCTGATTTTGAATTATTTTTTTATATTAAGGATTACATAGAGCAACCACCATGCAGTAATTGTAAGAGTAAAAAAACTCACAGATCTTATATTACTGACGTTATCACACAGAGCACATCAATTAAAAAAATGGATAGTGAACTAAAAACTCTTGGCGATTTAGCAAAGAGGAATAATGATAGGATGAGTTCTGATGAGAAGGCACATCTTCATAAGAAACATAACGAATATAAGGATACTCAAATAGAACAAGATTTATTACCGAAGGGTATGTCAAGAATGAAAAAGGGACCAAAAACAATATGGCCATCATAAAGGATATGAAATGAGAATTAATGATAGTGAAAATACTTTTATTTTTAAACCAAAAGATAATGCTGAACCCATCCAACAAGAGATGACAACTTCATATTATACCATTTTTGGTGAACATGATTTTATTGATTCTTTAAATAGACCAAGAACTAAAACGGATTCAACTAATGTGGTTGCTAAATCAATAGCTAATCAATCTGGTCGTAAATTCCTTATTAAGATTGGTACTTATGGTAAAGTTTTTAATCCTATTGGAATGTATAGTGAGGGCCAAAATAATAAATTTCTTAGTAAGATTGGCCGAGAAGAATGGCAATTCAAAGAAGTTAATGAAAAAATATTTGATTTATATTTAAATTTTTTATCCACTAAAAATATTGCATGGTTAAACAATGCAGAAAGAGAGTTATCATAATGTCAAAAGCTAAAAATAGAAACACAGAATATGCTATAAAATATCTTAGTGAAACAATGAAAATGGAACCAGCAACTATTGCTAAGGAAGTTGGCGCTAGTGTGGATGAAGTTAATAAAATTATTGCTAAAGATCAACCAGAAAAGATTAAGCCTATCAATTCTAAGGATATGATGATTAGACAAACCGCCGCCAAGGGAGTTAATAACGTTAGCGTGATGACCCAGGCCGCTTCTGCATTTAATGATGAAGCGGTAAAGAATTTTGATAATGTTGCCAAAAAAGACACTAACCATATTTTTAGACCTAATGGCTGATTATAAACAATATATTTCCAAATACTCTAACGGCAAAAAAGTTTCTGCCGCTCAATATATTACAGAGATGATTTGTGAGAAGAAAGCTAAATTAGATAAAAAAGATCTTCATTATAGATTTTGGGTCAATAAAGAATGGAGTCTTTATTATAGAAATCAGATAGCTTCGGCAAATAAATTGTTATTAAAATTCTCTGATACTGCAATTATTAGAGCATTGAACAACTCTAAGGCAACAAAAATCTATTCGCTGCGAGCACCACACCTGATATGTATAATACAGGAAGAAGAGGACGGACTGAATTCAGAGAATCAATCTTTGACTCTGGATATCAAGCGTAATGATAATGTAAAATTTGAACGTCATAATAAAAACAGTGGTATACTTTCCAAGTTAAAGGATTTAGATAATGAGTCTTAAAGAAGATGTGGTAAAAAACTTTGGTGACAATATTATGCTCACCGGTAATGCTATAGTAGATAAAAAGAATATAGTTATTCCGGTTAGTCCATCATTAGATATTATTTTA